TCTAAAATATTCGTTGTCTTCATCACATAAAGCCAATGCCTCTTCTTTAGTTACAACACGATGGCTAACAATTTGCTCACCTAAATGTTCTTGACTAAACTCTTTGGCTTCTTCCAATGTAACGGTATCCAATGCCCATAGTTCTTTACCTTTAGGTACTTCAACCATATAGCGTTCACGGAATGTACTTACACATTCAACCAATACCCATTCTGTAGGTTCCTTTTTAGTTAATATAAAACTTCCATCACTGTTATCTTTCCAATCAAGTACATCACCTTCTTTCCAGCCCGCCTCTTCAAGCAAGTCTGATGGAAATTCAAGAATAGCATCTCCGTTTTCAGGATCTTCTTGTATATCAATAGTCCAACTTTTAGTCATTTTATTTCCTATTCAATTTATCACGTAACATCTTAACATCCATTTTTAAACTTTGATTTAGATTTTTGTGAAACTCAAGTTCTTTGCGTACATCACTATCAACTTGGTCAAATGTCTTTTTATATTTTTCTTCTCTTACGTTATGTGACCAAGTAAAGCCAACAAATATGCCGATTACTATACAAACAAATTCTAGCATTACATTAACATCCTTACTAAACCAATAGTATCAATAGTTGTCAATAGCAAATAGTTAGCCAGCATGCCAAATGATTTCCTAGTAAAAGCAGCCCAAGCATAGAGAGCGCAACCAGTAATCCAAACAGGATAAAGCATAAGAAGAGGGGGATTGGGGACAGTAAGAGCCATAGTGATGCTACACCCAACTGAAATTGCCCAAGCCAATACTTCAATACAAAACCTAAATTTGTTAGTTTTATAATCATCTTTGATCCAAGTAAAAACACCGGTTAAAATATTGTTCATCCCAAATCCTGTTTATAGCCGTACATTACAATATCTTTTTCATGTTTGTCAATTACCTCACGCAATAATTCTTCAACCATTTTATTTAAAGTGATATCACGTTTATGTGCCTCTGTGAATAGTTTCAATAAGGTATCGTTGTCTAATTCAATGGGAACTTGAATACGTGTGTCAAATGATTCACCATTAAAAATTGCTTTTGCTTTTTCTAAAAAATCTTCTTCAACTTCCAAATCAATCCACTTAATATTGTCCCATGCCTTACGATATTTGACTTTACGCTCTTTGGCTTCGGCAATCATAATATCTTTGAACTCAGGATTTAACCAACGATATGGTTTGTCATCTACTTCATTCCATGATTCGGTTTTGATAGTTACTTCAGCCTCATAAATTGTTTGTGATTCTGTACTATATATTACACTTATATAGGCAAAATCACTTTCGTAATTTAGATATCGGGCATTAGGATAGCATTGCCAACAGTACTCACTACCCTCAGTGATTTTATGATTTGCGATTTCGTTTACTTGACTTAAATGCATTTTCTAGTCCTTTATAGTGGTCAATAATAGGTTCAATGTCGTTATTGTATATCTGTTCCATCGTTTTGTAAAGCATTTTGGCATCCTGTTCATACATACCAGATGTCCAAGGAGGATCATTGGGTTCTTTACGCAATCCATAATCATGTCTATATGTCATACACATATCATGTATAATTTGTTCTTTGGATTTCATTTAATACTAAGTTCTTTACATTGTTGTATTACAAAATCCGGATATTGTCCTTGCATACCCAAAACTTGTTTACATCTAAACGTAACTGTTATTGTATCATCTTCCTCTTCATCGGTAACTATCCAGTCATACACAAGATGAAGTATAAACACAACTATTAATATTTTCAGAAATGGTTCTAAGAATCCATTTGCCCTGCTCGGACCAATCATATTGAGCTCCATTCGTTTTTTTCATAATCCCAGTGTCGTGTATCATATATTTGAAAATGTATTGTATATCCAAATATACCAACAAATAATTTTAATCCAGCATGACTTTCACGTATAGTGTATGATAGTTCCATTAATAGGATACTATGACTATCGTAATAGTGTTGTATTTCCCATGCTTTATTTTTTGTGATTTTACCATAATGGCAACCCAAGTTTTTAAACTTGTTGCTAAATGGATTTTCTAAATTGAAATTAAAAATTAACATACTCACTGCCGTTATTTTGACAGTTCTATTGTATATCAATCAGTCTTTTTTGTCAAGTCTTATTAGTCTAATTATTTGCCAACTTAGGTCAAACTCATACCATTTTTTACCGAAGTTTGGATTTACAGGGTCAGCATGATGATTATTATGCCAACCTTCTCCTGCGACCAAAATAGCAGGAATAAAATTGTTTATACTGTAATCCTTAGTAATATGAGTGCGATACCCATAATCACTATGGTTCAATGTATTAATTAAACAGTCTCCGTGCCATGCCAAAATACTAGGAACCAAAAATATATAAAGTATTGCTAATGGATCGATAATATATAATATTCCTAAGTAACACCCTATTAACAACCAATGATAGTTATGAAGGAAGATATGAAACTTACTACGTAACAAATCAGGTATATACCTAGGATTGGGCATCCTGTTGTAGGTAGTAATACCAAATTGTACCCTTGTATATCCGTGAATTCTAGGACTATGTGGATCCTTTTCTGTATCAGTAAAACGATGATGTTCTCTATGTGTGGCTACCCAAACTATAGTGGATGCATTGTTACTGATGGTTGCAATCAACGTACCCAAGTATTCAAACCATTTAGGCGGCACAAAGGATTTATGTGATAGCATTCTATGCAATGTTATACTACCACCAATAGAAACATTAATTATATAAACAAATAATATTATTAACCACTGACCAAAAGTACCCTCAAATATCATATACAATAACGCAATATGCGCTATCAACTGATATAAGATAATAGTATTTTTACTTGGGGAAAAGTTTAATTTCATTCTATATTTATAAACTCACCCTATCATCTTATTTTTCTACAGTCAAATACTCCGGGAAATGCTCTATTTTCTTTTACGAGTTTATCCATGTATTCTTGCATTGAACTTTTTGCCTTTTCACAACTTTCTATATTTTGAAAGGTAGACATGTGTTCTATGTTAAATCCCGGTATACCTGTTTTAGTTATAACCATTATTGTAAAAACTAATTCAAACATTTGAGAATTCCTTTGTTAGACATTTAGCCGCATCGTCATATCCATTGTCAATAAGTTTTTGGATACATTCTTTTATTGTTAGTTGATGCATCTCCTGCATTGCAAAACCGGCAAAAACACCATCAAGATTGCCAATTGGATGTTCTACTTCCTTACATTTTGTAAAGGTTATATCGTATGATTGTGTTGCAAGTTTTTTAATTAGATTGTTCATGTTTGACTCCAAAAAGGTTTTCAATTTGTTCTACCGCATTGTAGTGTGTTTCAAATGTTCTTGACTTGGTATAACCGTCAACTACATCCATACAATCTTGAATAATTAATTTGGCAAGCTCTCGCAATGTCTCAGTAACATTGTCGGTTGTTGAGTCCGGAGCAAGTATTTCAAGCCTGCTTTCGGATACATAAAATCCGGCCTGTTCTGCAAGGATGTTAATTCTGTCATTCATTCGTCAACTCCTAATTCCAAATCTTGACTAACCATATCTACCATACTAGCATAACAAGTAGGACAAAAGGCAACAGGTAATATACCAAAATATCCTAATATACCGCCCTCATCTTCGGTAAAGTTACACCGACACACATTGCACATATGGTCAGTACCAACATGTTCAAATCCCTGTATCATTCTTCAACTCCGAAATGTATTTTCATATTATGAATAACACCACCAAAACGCAATTTAGAATTATTTCCGTCTCGCACAATGTCAATACATTCCTTGACAATCAACTCGGCAAACTTTTCTAAGTATGCTTCTGGAATCTTGGCTTCATTGTGATATGTTGCGTTGTATTCGTTCAAAGCCTGTTTAGCAAGTTTTAGAATTCGTTTGTTCATTATTTTACTCCAAATGTGTTTAATGCTGGTTGCAATGTGTTAATCAATTCTGTCTCATGTGCATGAGCAGGACGCTTGCCACGCACAACCTCAATGACTCCGAATACAAAACGGTCAGCACCACGCTCACGCAAGGCACGTGACAAACCCCAATCTTTGTTTTCTGTGAGGGCACGTTGCATGTGTTTTTGCATACGACGGCGTAGTGTGCGAAAAACATTGCCCTTAAATGAAAGAGCAGTCAGTCCAATGTAATATTCAAGTGTTACTGTATCTTGTATATAGTATATCACTTGATTACGGTCTGTTCTACGTTTACGAGTATTTTTCGAGTTCATAGATGTATTATATACCCGAATCCATTTATTGTCAACCTCAAAAGGTAATACTTAAGTATACACTAATTCAAGGGCCTCTTTTAATACTTTTTTCTGACGATGTTGAACATCCATTTCCCAAGGAAGGTTGTTGTATTCTTCAAGTGTCATATCTTCAGGTAACTTTTTTGTATAAGGTATGCCATGCCAATAGCACATTCCATTAGGAGATATCTTTAAGTAACCTAGGTGTTTTTGATTAACATGAATTAGTTCATGTATTAATATATAGGGTATGGCTTCAAATGATAAGTTATAATTTATACCAATACGATTGATATGATTCTTATCTATACCACCATATACATTTTCTGCCAATGGATATAAACAAATTTCTAAAATTTCAGGTAGTTCAATAACTTTAGATACCGCATTGGTAAATTTAGTTATGATAACCTCATGTTTATAACTATGTTGATTATTTTGATAAAAGAATTTTAAATCCACACATTATTTAGTATCGAATTCTTTTACTGGTTCTGCATATTCATAATTAATAGTGTCTAAATTTTCACGGAAAACTATAGCACCATTACGTAAATGAAAACGTCTTGCAACCTCTGTTTTAGGACTTAATGTTACAAAACGGGTAACACTAGGATGTGACTTTTGAATTTCACGTACAGCCTGAATTAGTAACTCTTTACCCTTACCTGCTTTGTAACTCCATATTGTATAGAATACTGCTGTTGTGGGTGCCACTGCAGTGGTATTTAAATCATTAACATCTTGTGGAATAAAGTCATGGAAACTAACACAAACCATTGCAGTTGGTTGTTCTTCTTCAACTAACGCGGCTACCATTCTACCATCTGTAACTCTAAAATCACGTGATATCTCAGGACGTACAGGGTCATCTTTAATAAATTCTAATAATTTGTTCGAAATATCTCGGATGAATGTTAGCATAAATGTATTTATGCGTTGTGTATTAAATGCGTATATTATGCATTATATATTTTATCTAAAGATTTTTTGATTAATATTTCACGTTCCTGTTTAGTCTTTGCACCTAGTACCACAATGTTGTACACCTTGTCATTAGATTCAACCAGCATAGTTATACAGTATCCGGCGGCATTGGTAAAACCCGTCTTTATTGCAAGTAACCCGTTGTACCCAAAATAATGACTAGTTGGACGATTCACTATCGTACTAGTCTTTCTCTTTGGTTCTTTGATAGGCTTCTTTTTACTTTTATTCTTTTGTTTTTTAGCAGATATTTCGGGATTAGTTACTATATTATGTACTTGTGCCGCTTGTTGTACAATAGTATATGTGCTTACTGCTTTGGTTAACTGAATTATATCACCAGTTGTACTATAATTCATAGGACTTAATCCAGTTGGTTCAACAAATCCACTATGAAACATTCCCAAATATTTGGTATTGCTATTCATTGCAGTTATGAACGATGATAATCCACCGGGATAATTTTCTGCTAATGTTTGTGCGGCAAGATTGTCACTACTAATCAATGCCATGTTGATCAACTCTAAACGAGTTAGTGTCATACCTTTAGTTAACTTAGTAAGATTAAGTTTATTACCGGTAACAGTTATCTTTTCTTCAAGATTTTGATTAGCATTTAATACAGTATATATTGTCATTAATTTACTGATACTAGCAATACTAACTTCTTTTGAGGTTAATGATCCATCAATAACTAAATTGTTGGTAACGTCATATACCACCGCGTTTGCTTTAGCAAATGTAATGAGGGGGAATAAAATGAATGTTAATAATATTTTACGCATCAAGTATTTATTATGACAGACCTGACATAAGATATCAATCTATTAGGTGAATATCATACTTAAAATACATCCAAAGAAAAAACAGAAAGGTGATAATATACCCATTAAGGTAATATATAACCATGTGTTATCAATCCAATTTTCCCAGTAGTTTAAATCATCTAAAGTCATATACTATTTAATCAAAAAAATAGGGACCTAAGTCCCTACTAAAGTAGTAACTATCACATAGTAGGACCGTTGCCGTTTTTAAAACCTACTGTACCACCTTCTGATTCAATGCGTTTGATAACATCTTCAAAAAGAATAGGTGTGTAATCTGTTTGTTCTACGCAAACACAATGATATCTTGGATCAATTTCATCACTGTACAACATGGTGCCTTTTTTAACATCAAATCCTCGAGGCTTCTTAACACGATTAGCATGTAAGTGACCGTGAATATTTGTGCCAAAACGACCTAAACTTTCCTCATGTACAGGTATATGACTTAATATCATACCATTCATAACATGATATGCACGTAATTCACGGAAGTATTCACGGTACTCATCATCACGGAAGATATCGTGATTACCACGAATTAATACCTTGTCACCATTGAGCCTGCTTAAAGTTTTCAATGCTTTACGGTTGATAACTACATCACCTAAGTGATATACTTTATCATTTGGACGAACAGTATCGTTCCAACGCTTAATCATTTCCTCATCCATTTCATCAGGATCAGTCCATGGACGTAACTTGGTCACACCATCATTACGTGTAAAACGGCACACACCTGTATGTCCAAAGTGTGTATCACTAACTAAAAATACTGCTGGCATATCAACTCCTTTATGCGATAATCCATTCTACTTCATCTTTAAATTCAATAGTTTCACTACCATCATGTTCTTTAATGCGAAACTCTACACCTTCACGTATCCACTCAATTTCTAAATCATGCAATGCATGTCTAGATATTTCAGGATACTTTAGTATAACATAAGTTTCCAATTCATTAAATTTATTTTCTTCTACTAGTCTAACCATTGCGGGGTCAAAAAGTATTTCAGGATAGTCTGTATTCCAACTATACCAACCACTACCATAATCAGGACTGATTAGTATTGCAACATGTCCATCACGTACTAACTTACGTAATACTTTCATATATCACCTTCATAGTTAGCAGGTACAATTAACCTACTGTCTAAAGTTATACCATTGATTGTATGTGGTTCGTTCTCATCATATGTTACACCCAATACACTCATCATTTTATGCTTTACCAATAAGTTAGGACTACGAAAAGCCTCAGTATCGTCAAAGCCCATCATAACACCAACTTCGCAAACTGCTCCACTGCGACATACACCAGCAACACAATGTACAATCACATTACTACGATTAAGCAATGCTTGCTTTAGTAATAACACCAAACTCTTTGCTTGGTCGTCTGTGATTTTCATTTCGGGTTCGATACAATAGTCATCACGTTCCAAATCTAAAAATTCAAATTGATGAACACTATTGAATTTGTATTTTGGTTCTGGAAACTCCATACCACAGTCAACAATTTGTATCAACAAATTGTTAGGGCCTGGGTCGATATGAAACCCTTTTTTAATGTCACTTAATGATACATTTTGAATCCATGGCATAACTTCTCCATTTGTTATGCCTATTCTATCACATTATTGCTTATTTGTCAAGTCTTACTAATTGGATAATGTGCCAACCTAAATCAAACTCATACCATTTTTGCCCAAATCTTGGATTAGACGGATCATTGTGATGATTATTATGCCAACCTTCGCCTGATGCTACATATCCAGTAATGAAATTATTGATACTAAAATCAGTAGTACTATAGTTTCTATATCCAAACTTGCTGTGGTTCAATGAGTTAACAAGAGTTTGTCCATGCCATAATAACAAACCGGGAACTATATAAGCATACAATAATGCACGGGTATCAATTAATGTAACTACTAATGCAAATATAAGGCTAAACAACCAATAGTATCTATGAACAAACACATGAAACGTTGACCTTAATAAGTCAGGAACATATTTAATTTTAGGAACTACATTGTATATTAGTAAAAACTGTACATAAAAATATCCCATGATACTAGGACTATGTGGATCTTTATCTGTATCTGAATATCTATGATGTTCTCTGTGTGTTGCTACCCATGATATAGATGAGCCTCCGCACCCTGTTGTTGCTAATAAGGTTCCAAAGTATTCAAACCATTTCGGTGCAACAAAAGACTTATGTGCAAGTAATCTATGATATGTGATAGTACCACATATAGTTGTTTTGAAAAAATATAGGAACAAAACTACACCCCACTCAAACATTGTACCTGTATACAATAAGTATAATGTACAAGGATAAGCGATAAGATGAAATAATATTGTCTTGCGATGAGAGGGGGCGAACATCAGTTATTTAGTATAATATAACATTTAGGAATTGTTGTCTAGCAGAGCAAACATATTACAAAAGACACCCTAGTTGCACTTGATATATTGTAAGGTATTATAATATAAAAATAAAGAACATGGGTTTATCAGACCCGATAATGTTGCGAATGTTTGTCTAGGGTGCTTTTGTAAGCATTCTGTATATCCCTTTCGCCTATAGAGCCTGTCTTATCTGCAGGATACGGATACAAGAACACTTATAAAAACATATTATATAGGATATAATATACTATGTCAATATCTTCGGTAAATACTATTTATCATCATATGATTAAGTCAATATCAAAAACCCAATTATCCCAGGTTATTACATCAACCGGTAATACATTATTGTAGTCTTGTATAACAGTACTATCACCTTTTGTAACATCATCATCGTTCGGTGAACGAAAATAAATCATCACTGGTTTTTTATTATTCATGTTATCTATTAGATACCTTCATATTACTTACCTTATAATTTATGTCAATTTTGTTGTAATAATACTACTAGTACTAAAGTATGAAAAAAATAATTTTGTCATAAATGATTATAGTTCTTATAGCGATAATAGTCAAGGTTAACGGGGCAAAAAAAATGGTCATAGTAAATTAATACTATGACCATTTATCTATTTGGTGGAAGTGGTGAGATTCGAACTCACGGGACACGTTAGCATCCGCCGGTTTTCAAGACCGGTCTCGTAAACCACTTGAGTACACTTCCTATTTTATTATCTTTCAGTACCTCTATCTCGTCCGCCTTTAACATCACGAACTCTTTTTAAATATTCACGACCAATGAGCCCTTGTTCAATTTCTTTTAATGATGTAACTATTGGAGCATTACTATTGCCTACTTTAGATTTATGTCCAGACATTAGTTCACGTGTTCTTGCTGAGGCAATCAACACTAAATCATATCTGTTCTCTACCGCATTTACTGCGGCTTCACTTGTTTGTCTTGGCATATTTTTCCTTATGTTATATATTTAATACAAAACCATGTTGATAAATAATATATGCATTTATCATACATAGACAAAGTTTCAATTAAAGTTATATTAATGACCGTTATATCAATCTTTGGATTGATATATTTCTTTTACGATGATGGCACTATTATAGAATTAATTATAATTAGAATTATAGCACTATTTCTATCTGCTGCACATGCTATTGGGTCACATCGTTGGCTTTGTCATTATAGCTTCAAACCTAGTAAATTTGGTAAGTATATTATGTTAACTGGTTTACTTGTAAACGGTTACGGCAGGCCATTGCATTTAGCAGTAGCACATGGAATACATCATAAACATAGTGACACTATATTAGATCCTCATAGTCCCAAATATCATAGTTTTATAAAACTATGGTTAGGTAGATACACAATGAATGAACAGTATGTTATACCAACTAGGTTCTTTAGAGAAAAAGAAGCAATGTTTGTAAACTCACATTATTGGAAATTGTTCTTCCTATTCAATATAGTTCTAGCATTTATTGATTTGAAAACTGCGTTAGTTTTTAGTCCTATAAGTTTTTTATATAGTTGGACTAACAATACTATTATCAATTATTATGGACATAAACAAGGGGATAATGTTACTCCTACTAACTTAAATAAAACCCTTGCTTTCATCACGTTAGGAGAAGGATTACATAAAACACACCATGATAATCCATCATCATATAATTTTGGTACTGATGGAAGATTTGATTTAGGCAAACAATTTATCGATGTTTTTTTAATAAAGAAAACATAAATTTGGAGCGGGATATCAGGTTCGAACTGACGACCTAGTGCTTGGCAAGCACTCGCTCTACCAACTGAGCTAATCCCGCATTATCTTGTTATTTTTCTAACTAACTTATACCAATAGTATTTAACACCCCTGAAGGTGATGAAATCAAAATTAAATACAAGTATACCTGCTTCTTTAGGAATACCACCGTATGCACGGTTAATTACGTCTTTTGAATCTTTCATAGTATTCCCTTTATTTTGGTACCTCGTTGGAGAATTGAACTCCCGTATCCACCGTGTAAGGATGGCGTTCTACCATTAAACTACCGAGGCGTTTTTTTATCTAAATCTGTAGTATATTGATTAGATATATTTTTGAAAGCCTCATCTTCAATCTGTGCATCTTCCACTTCTCTTGGATCAGGCTTACGAAATATTTTATCAAAGTTGTTATCAAATTCCTTTAGTGATACACTATAAGGTCTTGGACTACTACCTTTACTCATTATTTTTCCTTACGACCGCTTGTACGTAATTCACTTTTAGCGATCACCACATAACTACGAATAAATTCACCACGTGTATGATTATCTAAAATCAATGATGCGGCGCGTTTAACTGATTTGCTGATTTTAACAGCTTTTGGATCATATCCTCTACATGTCATTATTGTGTCCTTTGAATTAAATGATAACCGAACTGTGTTTGAATTGGTAAACTTACTTTACCAACTTCTAAACTAAATGCTGCATCTTCAAACGGTTTAACCATTTGACCACGACCAAATAAACCTAAATCTCCGCCGTTTTGTCCGCTTGGGCACTTGCTGATTTGTTTTGCGATACCGCCAAAGTCTTCACCTTGGTCAGTAATTTTTTCACGTGCTTCCATTGCTTCTTGCAATGTCTGTACTAAAATATGTCTTGCTTTAACTTGTTCCATTTTTCTTCCTTTAAATGTATATGGTCGGAGTACAAGGATTCGAACCTTGGACCCTCTGGTCCCAAACCAGATGCGCTACCAGGCTGCGCTACACTCCGTATTTCTTTCTAATCTTCATACCCAACAATGTTCCAAAGAATGCTCCGAACAATGCAGGGATTAAAGCATAATGATCCTCAGTATAACTAATAACTGTAATACTAGCTGTACCAGTAACAACCACTGACCAAAATGCGGCCTGTATATCTTTGTTGTCTTGTATACTTTTTATAAAATATATATATAGTACATCAGTTAAAAAAACGGCAAAAAAAGTAATTATGTACGTAATCATATGTTTGGTTGCAGATGATGGAATCGCACCACCGACCTCCAGGTTATGAGCCTAGCGAGATACTACTTCTCTAATCTGCGAAATATTTATACACAAGTATAACACTATAGTAAAATAGTAACAAGTGTTTTGGGAATAGTAACCCCTCGGGGGTGCGCTTATATTAGAAGCGTGAGGGGGTGTTGTTTAATTATCAACTTTTTCATAGCGAACACTTAATCCTTTAGTAAGGTCAAATGATGCTAGTAATCCACTATCTCTATCGGCTTGAATCTGAGGCCAAATAAATCCTGGATCATAACTATCATTCTCTAAGGTTACGGTCTTATATAATTTATTATTGATATAGATTTTTAGTTTCATATAACTATTTATCAATCTTGGTGGAGGATACAGGGATCGAACCTGCGACCTATTGCTTGCAAAGCAACCGCTCTCCCAACTGAGCTAATCCCCCACATATATTTGGTGCGACTGGCCGGAATCGAACCGGCACGCCCGTAAGCGAGAGATTTTCTTACCACTATAGTTTTCACTACCTATACAGTTTTGTGGTCTGGACTATACCTTAACCATTACTTTCGCTTTAGGTCCCCGCCGTCTAGTCTCTACACGTTCAAAGATATTACTATCTAGGCTTCGCTCGGTATTAGCATTTTACAGCCTTCACCGAATTTGACGGGTTCTACTCCAATCGTTTCCAACTGGGCACTCAAATTTTACTCTCAAGTCTCTTGTGTCTACCTATTTCACCACAGTCGCAATTAATTTGTTTGCTCTTTGATAGTTACCGCCCTTCGGCGATAACCCTACTTTTTGCAATGCTTGACGTATGTTACTACATTCTTGCAATGCTGTCAATAGTTCTTGGTCACTTACTTTAACTTTACCTGAATTGATATTTCTACCTCTCCAAGTGGGGGTTAAAGCATGACAATTACAGCATAACAACTTAAGATTTTCTCTTGTATTATTCTTATTGTCACCATCACTATGCTCTAACTCTAAAGGTATAGGTTTAGATTTCCATTCAGTCAATCCACAATCTTGGCACCTGTGACCTCTTTCGTGAGTTAACACAGCCTTGTGACTTCCTACACCATTATAAACAAACAATGTATTAGAATAATTTCCTTTATTCCAATTCATTCTTTTTTTAACTTCTTCTGGTAAATTTTCATATACCAATGTTGCCGGTAATCTTTTACCGTCATCATAAACTTTCTTTGTTGCTTCTGAATTTTTTCTTTTTTGTTCAGGACAACTTGATGTTCTCTTTGAACAACAATTTTTACCATTCTTTAACTTAAAAAAAGATTCTTTACCACATCCATAATCACAATACATAATAGTCTCCTATAATGTATTTATGCGGTAGACAACATTTTCAGTTAAAATCATCTAATAAAAGCCTGAAAGTAATAAGTTGTTGGAACTGTTATATACTCACGTATTACAGAAATGCCACCATGCGGTTGCCATCCTTCAACTAACAATATTGCTACCTGTTTATGAAATTCTTCATAACTAGCATTTATTACTTTGTACTCTTTTACTATCATTTTCTTTGGTGCCCCAAGCGAGACTCGAACTCGCAAAATTTGGCTTCTAAGACCAACACGTATACCAATTCCGTCATCGGGGCAATTAATCTTTTAAAGAACAGATTATATTATATATCACAATCTATTATTTGTAAAATACTTTGGTCAACAAAGTATACTATAAATAAATGACTATGCAAGCAGAAATCTTAGACTACCGACATACCACTGAGTGGGATTTAGAAAAATTCTTGTTAGATGAATCCTTTAAACAAAATATACAAGAAAAATTTCCATTAGTTTTTTCTAGTGTGTCATCACTACATACTGATAGTGTTGAAAAATCTTGGAAAGATTTTACGACCGGAAGAAAATGGAGTAGACCTAATACACTACTTGACGCTTTTCCAGGTGGGTTTAGCCGAAGAGTAGGTGAGTACTTAAATCTTACTGGCATGAGTTATATTATGAATGCTAGTTGTGCCAGTGCCTTGTATGCACTAAACCAAGCATCAATGATTAGCCTATCATATAATACACCTGTTGTTGTAGTATGTGCTGACAACTTACAGCATCCATATGAGTTATGGCGTTTTAAAAGTTTAGGTGCATTAGATAATGATTCTGGAAGACCATTCGATAGTTCATCAAAAGGATTTAAAATGGGTACAGGCATTTGCATGTACCTAGTCAAACACCCTGATGTAAAATTTAATATGCCAAGCAAAGCAACTATTACTAATTTTGCTTTTTACACTAACCATGAGTTTACTAATCCAGGAACCAGCGATAACATAATCAACAATATTTCTGGCATAGATTATAGTAATATAGATTTTTACAATGCACATGCAACCGGAACACCAGTAGGTGATATCATTGAATATGAGTACTTTAGTAAAACTATCAAAGGTGATGTACCTATTGTTTCATATAAGGGTCATATTGGGCATTGTGTTTGTGCAGCCGGTGGTATGGAAATTGCACTAGCACTGGATGGCAAAAGAGATAACATTTTATTAGCAAACAACATTATCGGTGACAGGATTATTGATGATGATAGAATCATTACACAAAATATGTCATTTCCATATAAGCATATGCTCAAAGCAAGTTTTGGCTTTGGTGGTAAAAATATAATCGCTAAAATAGATTTATATTAGTGTTAAAACAACGAATACCTGTAAACCTACGTCGGCGTGTTATAGAACGTGACGGAGTATATTGTGTTTATTGTGATGAAGATTTAACTGATAAAGAAATACATATGGATCACGTTATCCCTGAATCACAGGGTGGTCCTACGACCTATGATAATCTACAAGTAACTTGTAGAAAGTGTAATCTTGCTAAAGGGGTACTGACTGAAGTAGAATTCACAAATCGTCTTCGTCAACGTGCATTGAACATTCTAAATAGAATTGGAGCGGAATATCAGAATCGAACTGATGACACTAACTTGGAAGGATAGAGTTTTACCATTAAACTAATTCCGCTTATATTTCTACTTCACGCCAATTGCTATCACCCATTAGTTGTACAGCAATTACAAATTTATGATGCATACCTAATGCTGACCAACTATCAGGATGATTACCTGATAACCAATAAACATTTTTAAGTGTATCCAGATATACATAATAAATCTTACCATGAACAGGTTTAAAAGTAATAGTAATATCATGCATCATATCACTTACTCGCATTCTATTTACTAGGTTATCAGCCTGGCGTTTTAGAATTTCAACTTGTTCCATGATTCTATCATATTCTTGCTTGGCATGAAGTTTGCCAGCATTATACAATATATCACTTTCTTTTTTAACATCAATGGGTGCAAAAGCAGGGCTACCTAGTTCCATTGGATAAGGTAAACTATTACGTCTATCGCCGTCTTCTTTTGATAAGTCCATTGTTATTAATTAATATTTGGTGCGATCGGAGGGACTCGAACCCGCGACCAAGGGATTATGAGTCCCCTGCTCTAACCAACTGAGCTACAATCGCAACTTGCATCTATTATATAGCATTTGCTATATGTTAGCAATTTATTTGGTACCCCCGGGGAGAATTGAACTCCCATGAACCAATTATCTGTTGCTTACGGGATATAAATCCGCCGTTTTACCATTAAACTACAGGGGCATTGATAAATACTACTATGACTGACTATTGCATAAACTTAAACCTAGATATTGAACCCATTGATGGGTTAGAAACCCTACACAATTGTATTAAGGATTCTACTGAATATGTACATTATCATTCTACACTAAACCTAAACTCAAAATATATAATATTTTTAGCAAAATTAGGACTTGTGATAGACCATATAGAAATATTCCATTCAGTACCTGAACTGTTCACTCCAATACATAGTGATGTAAGTCAAGTACCTTTTACTAAAGGAGACATCATTAAGTTAAACTATGTGTACGGTGGTAAAAATAGTGTAATGAATTGGTGGAAAGTAAATGAGGGTGTAACTCATACCGTTAGTTTAAATTCTAGAGAAGATAATACAGGTGGAATGAATTCTGAAACTATTAAAGGTGAGGCACACAATTATAAATTAGAAGACTTAACCTGGTTACATAGTTCTGCAATCGGTCACCCTAGTATTGTACAAGTGGGTATACCTCATAATATACAAAATCGTGAAGAAGAACGTTATTGCCTATCAGTTGTTTTATTAAAAGATGGTAAACGACTTACTATGTCAGATGCAAAAGCAATTTTTGCACAATATATCATAGCATAAAATCTGGCGTCTCTCCAGGGAGTCGAACCCCGGCCTGCAGTTTTGGAGACTGTAATGCTACCGTAACACTTGAGAGACTTTATATTTTCTTGCAAACTCTAGGTGATATTTCATAGCACATGCTGAAGAAAACTGTTCACCCACTTCAAATTCTACACCGTTCAATGTAAATGGCTTTAAAACTCTATCACCATTCCACCAACCACGTTCAATACTAATGTAGCCTTCATTACCTAACATTTCTCTGAATCTATCGAACTCAGGATGATCCTTAGAAAACACACTTGTAATCTTATCATCACCCTTAAGTATTCTCATCAACTCATCTGGTGTAAGACTATCAGGATCTTTACCTTTGAATACACTATATTCTTCTTTAATCTGTACATCACAAATACAAGATTCGTCTAATGTAAAATGCATATTAAATCCTCACTAATATATCATTGGCAGTTTTTTCTCTTATCGCAAACTCTGTAGAATTTATTCTACAATGAATCATATATCCATTATAATGTTTACGAATAACTTTCACTTTTCCACCCAAAACAAACCCCATGCTAATCAATCGATTTCTTTCAATCTCATTGGTTAGTATATCAACGATAACTGCATGTTGATTTATTGATAATTTACTTAGTTGTACCATATAAAAATACACTACCTCTCGTTATGGTCGGAGCCCATGGTAAAGAATTCGCTCCTCGGTAATGTATTTTTATATGGTAGGGGCACCGAGACTCGAACTCGGATTAACGGGTTAAAAGCCCGCTACTCTAGCCTTTGAGTTATACCCCCATATAGTTAAGATTTAACGTGCCAATCTTAATCCTATATGGGGACCAAGACTGACACTATTGCTTACCTCGTTTCATGTCATTCTCCTTTTGTTAGAAACTTCTTTACTTCTTCTCTTGCACTAATATTATTATACGTACCATGATATTTACCACTTAAATTTAACTGGGTAAACTTTGCACGATCCTGTGCCTTGTCACTACAATCACCCTTAAAATCCATTGATGTGTACCACGGATCATTATCATACAATATTGCTAATACAGGTATATTCTTATCACTTTTTATTCCACCTAAAATTGGGTGATTACAAGTCCAAGACGATATAATCAATCCTTTAAATTCATTTTTATTCAATGCAGTTGCGGCGCCACCTTGACTATGACCCATCAAATATACATTTGATACATCAGCCCATTCACTTGCCTTGATTTGGTCTAATGTATATTTTATTTCTTGTAACCTAAACATTAGTGCTTTACCTGCTGCCATGCCTGTATCTGATTTGTGATTAACAGAATCACATGTAACCTTAGAATTAGGTCTAGATAAACTATTTGGTTGCACAACAATAAATCCCAAATCAGAAATAAACTTACCCCATTGATAATCATGCTGAGTTATACCAGTACAACCATGTAAATAAATTACAACAGGATACTTTTTATCTACTGCTATTTTATGTGGACTAGTTGAAAGAAAATTGTTAGGAATAAAGACTTCAGCCTTATCATAACTTTGTTCTATACCTTCGATTTCATAATCACTATAAAGATATTTGTCACGCATTCTTTCCATAAAACTCTGTGCCGAAACACTAGTAATAGAAAGTGTTACAATCAAACAAGATAATATTTTCATATTATACCCCTATTAAAACAATATGTATATCATAACATAATATTGATTTATTGTCAAATTTGGAGCAACGGGTGTGATTTGAACACACGGTTTTACGGATTTGCAATCCGTTGCATTGGACCTCTCTGCCACCGTTGCAAAATGCTCTGGCGTCCCTCGGCGGTAATTATAGTGTATCAGAAATTTCGTCAAGTTGCCCCAACTAGTCTATTCATCACTTACACCCTCCACCCGCTCCCCGACAGGGACCGTTCTCGTATTGCCAACGCTAGTTCGGTAGGACTAGAACCACCCTGTGCTATCACGCACCTTCTCATCGTACGGGTCATACTATCTGTTGATTAGACAGAACGTTTTGGCGGAGACGGTGAGATTCGAACTCACGGAGGTATCGCTACCTCGCCGGGTTAGTAATCCGGTGCCATCGGCCACTCGGCCACGTCTCCTAATTTGACTTACTTTGGTGGAGAGTACTGGGATCGAACCAGTCATGACGTAAGTCGGAGGATTTACAGTCCCCTGCCACACCATTGCGGCGGACTCTCCATATTATGGTACTGGGTACGGGAATCGAACCCGTCTTATTCACGTGAAAGGCGAATGTCCTAGCCGATAGACGAACCCAGCAAAATTAGATTGGCTGTCCCACTAGTGAGGTGTCATTTAAGTTAGCCTGTCTTTTATGCATTTATAGACTAACACCAAAACTTGGCGCACCGTACCGGGCTCGAACCGGTGACCC